GGTGCTCGATAGGGTAGTCGGTGGTTGAGATAGGTCCGTCAGTCTCTTCAACGACGGAGGGCTCAGGCGCGGGGGTGTCGCTCATTTGCGCTCCTTCTGCTTCTCCCGGAAGTACTTGTCCATTGCGCGACGAGCATCCACGTCGTGAAGGTCCTGGTCGCGCACAACCTCATTGTACACACGTTCGTATTCGGTCTGCTGTTCCTTCCCTTCCCAGTGCTTGGAGGTAAAAACCGGAGTACACGTGCAAAAACAGTGATCGTGGTACCTGTCAGCCCTAATACCTGCCGACTCCGACGACTTATAGACCGGGCCGCGCGAGGCGAGCATCGCACAGAAGCCGCAGGGGCCATTCTTGTTGGGGTGAGTGACGCGAGCGAAAGCGAACGGGCGGGCAATCAGTTCGCCACGGGAGTTGCGGCGGTACTTGTCCGGTACCTCCGAGAACACCTTCATGCCCCGGTGGCGGTCCTTGACAAGATCCTCCTCATCGAGGGTGCGAACAGCCTCCTCAACGCGATCAGCAACCTTCTCGAACGCCTCATCCAGCGTCATGCTCTGCCGGCGGCGGGACTTAACCTTCTCGACATCCTCGACGATCGCCTTCTGCGTGACCTCGGAGAACCCCTCGAGGTCCTTCGCCAGGTCATCCAGGGCGCCCTCAATGAGCTCGATGGATGACGGAGCAGTGTCTACTGCGTCGGCGACGGTTCGGCGCGCAGCGGCCAGCACATGCCCCTCCAGGGACCGCTCAAGGCGCCGCATCCCCTCCGGAGATTTCAGTGCACCCTGAGTGCCGCGGATGGTGCGGGCGATAGTCTTCGGTGAGTATCCCGGCTGCGGAGGGACCCAGGACTCGGGCACCCCGGCCTTGCGGGCCTGGCCGCGCAGGAACAGGGCAGCTGCGGCCCACGCCTGCTTCCTGGCTTGCCACATGAGCGGGGTCAGGAGGTCCCCCACATGCTCCACCGGGGGTGACTCAGGGAGGCCGTCGAACGCCTTGAGCGCATCCTCTGCCCGACGCCGGAAAAGCATGACGATGCCGCGCAGGATGCTGTAGAAGAGGGCCTCACTCACTCTTAGGGTCCTCCTCCACATCCTCGGGAGCCTCCGGAGCCTCCGGCATATCCAGGCCCGCCTCGGCATCCATCTTGTCGCCACGGGCCTTCTCGCGGCGCAGCTGCTCAGGGGTAAGGTGAAGGAACTCGCGGGCCGTCTCATCCCCGATGATGCCCTGACTGTGGGCCTGGAGGGCGTTAGCCATCTGCGCGGAGGTTGAGGGGGCGGCTGCGTCACGCCACGTCACCTCAAGGGCCTCCAGCCCATCCAGGGGCATCCCATTTGCCTGCGCCACGATCCGTCCAACCCTCTCGAGAGCATCACTGAACTGGCGCTGCTTGTTCTCCGCGCGGGCGATCAGGCGGTCCTTCGCCACTCGCAGGGCCTCCGCGCTGGTCGGGTTGTTGTCCGAGGAGACGCCCATCATCGACGGGGGGATACCGGTCATGGCGGACAGCTGGAGGGCGTAGGACCTGTACGTGTTGATGAACGGGTCCAGCGCCATACCGGTCAGCTGCTTCACGTCACCGCCGGAGGGAATGGCAATCAGGTTCCCCATGTACGCCTGCATCTTCTCGGGATACTGGGAAATCATGTCCGAAGCACCATCACCCACGACGGCGCGCAGCGGGGAGGAAGCGACCTCCTGAGCCACCTGGAGGTTCGTGAGCGTCCTAGAGGCGGCGTCGATGACGGAGGTGAGCTCACGCAGGTCGGAGCGCCCATATTTGTCGGACAGGCGCGCCCTGTTGAACATGGGGACGATGGATGCCCCCCACTGGTCCTGGCGGCCCTGTCCGACGCTCTTCCAGTCGTACTTGCCCTTCGCGTAGAACTCTACGCCGCCGGGCGTGTAATAGGTGGCACCCACGTTGCCGTCGTCACGGCGGTAGAGGACCACGCCCTCGACGACCTCGCCACGGAAGTTGATGCGCACACGGGCATGCTTCGCATCCACGGCGCGAATCGAAGCGAACTCGTGCTCGTCATCCGGAGGGGCGATCACCCAGTATGCGGCGCCAGCACTAATGGCCTCGGCGGCAGCCAGGTTGAACTGGGAATCCATGTCGTTCGCCTGCCACGTCTTCCGCAACAGGTCAACCACACCCATCTTGTCGTCGTCTGCGACACGGTACCCGTCGGGGATCAGAATCTCGGTGAGGACATCCACCGCCATTTTAGCGAACGGGGCCTGAATCTCCAGGACACGCGCCTTCGCAGGCAGGCTGATACCCACCGCGTCGAGGCGCCGTTTCCCCTCGTAGTAGCCCTCATAGGTGATGGGGCGGTAGGCGCCAGATGAGAACTTGGAGATCATCTTCTGGAAGCTCACATGAACACCTTCCACTCGCCTCGCGGAGCAGTCAGGTCCGCCCACTCCTTCGAGTTCTTCACATGTCTATACAGCATTCTAGCGCCGATCATGCACACGGCCAGGTCGATCTTCTTCGAGGACTTCGGGGACTCCTTCTTCACCGACCAGCGGCCCTTGAACTCATTCACGCGACAGTTCGACACATGCTCACCCAGGGCAGAGTCCCCATCATGAGTGAACGTCTGCTGCTGAATCTCCGTGAACGCCGTCTCCGCAGCCTCAGCGAACTGGTACGCGTGCGACCGCATATCCCAAGCGATCGGCGAAGCGGACATGCCGCCGCGCACCGCGGGGACGATCAGCCTGTCGCCGAAGTCCTCAGGCCACGCAGTACGGGTGAACGACTCCCACTCGCGCACGTCAGCCCAGAACGCGACCACGTTGTAGGTGTCGAACGCCTTCCGCACCCCAGCATCCACGGCAGCCACATTCACAACCCCGAGCGGCTTCTCAGGCTTCCAATGCCCGATCTTGAAGATGTGCCCGTCCTCCATGCAGCACCCCACGAGGGCCGTATGGTCATTGGACTTGGAGCCATCGAAGAACATGACGATCCGCTCCCCAGGATCTACCTTCCGGTCAGGCTTACGGAGCTGCGTCCACTCCTCCAGGGTGATCCAGGACGCCTCAGCTGCGTTCGGGCGGTTCAGGAAGAAGCGAATGGAGCGCGACTCAGGGTACTCGGGAGACCAAATCTGCTCCTTGATGGACTCCAGGTTCACCCACGGACAGTCCTCATACACGTACTCGAGGGCCTCCGTGAGACCGACCTGCCCCTCCTCAGGCTCGTCCGTCAGAACCGTATTCGGGGGAGCGATACGGGCGTCATAGAGCACCTTCGTCTTACCGCGCGTGAGGCCATCCTCCTGATCGCACCAAGCCTCAAAGATCGCCTCAGCCGACGACTGCTCGCCCGGCACCCACGCGTTACAAGTACCCATGAACCGGCCACCCATCTTCGCCGCGTTCTGCTGAATCGTCTGCAACATGGCCGGCCCGCCCTGAGCAGGAAGCCAGTGCTCCAGCTCGTCGCCCACAACGAAGGACACCTCACCACCCTCCATCGAGTGCGCAGAGGATGTCATCTGCTGAAGCTTCCCCCCGCCCGGCGTCTCGATGAACGTCTTCGCCACCTCGAGGTCATACTTCCGAGCTAAGGGACCCTTCTTCTGACAAAACGCCCTGACCATGCGGATCGTGTTCTGTGTGTTGTGCGTAAGCACGCCACCCTCAACCTGGAAGAGGTGATCCTCCGTGCCGATCTGAATACACTGCACCGGGACGCTCGGAACGGGCTCAATCGACTCGATGCGCCGATACGCCGACAGGGTGCGCTGCTCGCGCGGGAGCCTGGCCCTGTGCTGCGCCAGGCGGGCGGCAGGGAACCCCGGCTGTGGGATGAACTTCACTACGCGAGACCCGAAGCCGCCGTCGTACACGAAGCACTTCTGCCCCAGAGACTCGGCAAGCTCAATGAACGACGCCAAGAGGTTCGTGTTCGTGTTCTTGAACTGCACCTGACCCTTCTCAGTGACAGTGCCGTCGGAGTCAATGAGCCCCTGAAGAAGCGCCAGGCGATCCTCATAGGAGGCGCGCAGGTACTCATCAGGCACATGCTTATTGCCCAGCACGCCAAGCTCACGCAGGCGCTCACGGAACGACAGGAGCTTCTGGTCCTTCATTCCCTCCCTGTTTCCTTTGTTGCAGCGGCGACACATCGGGTGGCCAGAGCTGCCCATGACTCGGTTCGGGTCGCCTTCAGCATAGGAGTGGCCCCGTGGACACATCTGCCTGCGGCGACGGATATAGAAGCGCCCGTCATTGGCTTTCTGGAGGTCGCCCTTGATGTCATCCCACCACTCCAGCTCCCCAGTGAAGATCTCTTCAAGTTCCTCGCGGCGGCGCCAGTCGAGAGCAATCGTAGATCCGGCGGCATCCCCGTCTCCCAACCAGTAGCCGAGCATGTAAGGGGAGATCAAGGTCGGAGCACTACCTCCACCTCGGCGCGCAACAAGGGGGATACGCAGGCTGCGCCGCCGACCGCTGTGCAGGTAGGTTCGCATCTCCTCGGTGCTCATTGTCGCCACATCGAAGCGGTCGCCGTGCGAGTGCAGCCGCTCCACTGTCCACCCGTGGGCGGCGTCAGCAACAACAGTCGTTCCATCATCGAAGGCAACCCGATAGCAGTCGTGGTCGGTGAACACGCGAGTCTTGCCAAGCACGGGAGTCGGGTTGCCGTCACTGCCGTACACCAGATCACCGACTTCAAGGTCGCCTACCGTGCTCCAGCCACCCTCAACGGGAACCTTGGTGTCAAGGGCTAGCGGCTGGCTTTCCGACGTGGCTACGATCTGCACGAGCGGCATGCTCATGGGTTTCGCGCGCACCCCGAACGGCTCATGTCGGTCGAAACCATCGAACCGGCAAGGGCCGAGGAGTTCGAACAGGCACAACGCGGCGGCGAACGGGGAATTATGGGTGACCACCATCGTCTCCCCCACCAGATACAGGCCATCCTCAGCCGCCACAGTGATACAACGAGCATCAACCGGAGGGACCCGGCGGGCATTGACGATGGTTCGCCCGTTCTGGAAGCCCTCCAGCACCCCACCAGGGACTCCCTGGGCGCGCAGCTCGTCCTTGTCTACGTCGGGGAGGCGGAGGTTGAAACGCCCTTCCCGAGCCATGGCGCGCACATCGAGAGTGCGGCGCTTGCGTTTGGCTGAACCAACGAACTCATCCACCGTGAACAGATGCTCGCCGGTGGCGGTGAGGACTGTGCCGTCGGAGATTTCCACCTCCCATGTGTCCCACTGGTCGATAGGGTGGACCTGGGTGACCTTGGTGGGCTTGCCGGACGGGTGGAACACGTAGTCGCCAACGACAAGATCGCCGAAGCGCTTCCATCCATCCGTCGTCAAGATTTTGTGACGCAGGTCATAGCCTTTACCCGATCCCTTGCTTAACCTTCTAATTCCCTGCCTATACACAAAGGAACCCTTATGATTCAGGGCGTAGAAATGCAGAAGGAACTCGATCTGCCGGTCCGTCGGAATGAACGGATGTCCAGCGCGCGGCCCGTTAGGCTGCACCAGGTTGTCCACCATCCAGGCGGCAGCATGATACCCGAGCGTCCTCTCAGGTAGCTCGAGGGGGAGCGTGTCTGTTCGCTCCCGGGGTGCGGGGAGCGTCTCGGTCACTTCGCGGCCCGCGCCTTCGCCCAAGCCTGGAGAGCGACCACGCCAGCAGACTCAGCCTCGGACTCGTCCACACGGTTGATCTCGATCTGCACGCGACGCCGATCTCCCTCGGTGAGGAGGAGGCTGGTGAGCATCGTGTTCACAGCCGCCAGCATCGTAGGCGAACGCCGATCCTGCATCTTGTAGTTCGACAAGTCATCACAAGTGGAGTAGAGGACGATCCAGTCAGACGGCTCGTAGTAGCGGGTGAACGTGGACTGCTCCACGGCCTTCCACAGCTTCTTCGCGATCGGGTGCCAGTCGGGGTCAGGCTTCGGGGGCTTGACCTGCTCGGCGACCACGTTCACGGGCTCCACGCCACCATCGAGCTTACGCGCCTGAGTGGTGCGGTGCCCTTCCGTGCTGCGCTTCGGAATCGGACCCTTAACTCCCATCATCGTCTCCTACAAGTATCCGGGGTGCTTACTCTTCGGCCGTGGGCCGCGAGCCTTATTGCCACGATTGTAGCGCCTCTTTCGCGCCTCAACAGACTGCTGCTGCGTCCTAGCCATATGGCAGTGCTGGCAGAGGCTCCTGAGATTGTCTGGCACGTGCGGGCCATCAGGGAAGATATGATCCACCTGATTCGCGGGGTTGCCGCAGAACACGCACACGCCACCATCCCTTTTGAGGACTGTCTGCCTGATCTTCGCCCAGTCCTTAGGGAGCTCCTTACGGCGACGAGATTGCTTACTCCACGCCACCAGCACTGACTCCATGAAGCTCAACATCCGCATACACTCCGCGATCAAAGAGCATGCGCGCCAGGATCGCCTCAACCCGACTGCGAGCGTCGATAAACCTGGCCTCCACCTCATCCAGGAGGTCATCGGCGACTGGAGCGCTCAGACCGAATGCCTCTAGGTCGTCAACCTCACGACTAGTCTCCCTCAAGGAGTCGACAGCCCGCTCAAAAACCTCCATCACAGGACCCCCATCTCCAGCTGGACCGTCGCGTCGAACCCATACCGGTCACCCGCGAACATCTCCAACTGCTCCTCAAGGGCCTCCTGCGCCTCCTGGACGCGGATAACAGCCTCATCCTGCTCCGCGTCACGCCTATGGGCCGGAACATCCCAAGCACCGCACTGGTCGGCATCATTCAAAGCGTCGCGCAGCTCATCGGCGGCGCAGTCCATAGCAGTCAGAGCCACCTTCTCGTGCACCGACGCAATCCTCTCCACGGCGCTCATCGCACATCCCCCGGGTATGTCATAGACACGCCCTCGTTCGACGGGGAGCCTTCGCGGATGTCGAACAGGAACGACGGGGACGCGTCCTTCCCGCCGAAGTAGGCGTGCTGGATCGACAGGTAATCGCCCGGGTAGACGTACATGTCCCGCTGGCCCTCGTTGCGGAAGATGAGGGTGCCGTCGTTCGTGCGCTCGGGATGATTGTCGCAGAGGATGACGTCGACCTCAGGCTTGTTCTTGTCGCCGTAGACGAGTAGATACAGCATGGGTACTCCTTTCACCAGATGTTGGATCGCTTACTGGACGGGAGGGGGCAGGGCTCAATGCACGGGTGACCCATCTCGGCCAGCTCCCTGACCGTCGGATACGCCCGTCGCGCCTCCTTCGCGCACGTCGAGCACTTCCCCTGCCCTGAGTAGAGGCGCGTGCCAGGCCAGTCCTTCGCAGAAGTTCGTGGGGGGCGCATCTTCTGTCCACACGATGAGCACTTGTGTTCGACGGTCCAGTCGATGAGCGCCTTGGGGGTGTGGCCTCGCAGCAACTCCCGGTAGCAGGCGTTGCAGGCTCCTCGCCCACCGTAGGGCTTGGTGCCCGGGAACTCCTTCGCCGTCGTGCGCGGCGGCCGGCAGAGCTCGCCGCAGTGCGTGCACTTCGGGCCCTGGCGG